GTTGTCTGGAGGAAGTTGAGAGATCACCTGGCGACTCATGTTGCATTCCGTGAGCGCACACGCGACGTGCTCCTTGAGCTTAAGGCGAAAGCCTTAGATTTCTGTCGTAGGCACAACGTGCCGGAGGAGTGGCAATGCAATGTCATTGCACCTACGGTGGCGGCTGCGATGGAAGGAAATGCGGCGGAAGAGCTGGCGTTAGCGATGTTGGGTCGTGTCCAATTCGCTGATAGCTGGGCCTTCGGAGAGCTCAAGCGGACGGGAGGGATTGTGCGTCCTTTCGGTCTGAAGAACCTCCTGTTGGGAGCGTGGTCCTGGGGTGCCGTCCGTGATCGACTCGTCGGTCATGGACGTCTCGATTTGTGCTAGGTAGGTAGAACCTACTCCCATAGTCACCATTCGCGTAACGCGTTGGCCGTTATGCGGCCTGGGGCATCAATCATGGGGGAGGGGACTGTCTGCCGCGATTCGGTGTTTGTGCGTTGGGCAGGGTCGTTACCTGGAGCCGACGACCGCGGCTACAATGCCTCATGCTCATGTAACGAGTATGTAGGTTTGCGTAATCGTGTGTTGGCTGTTGTTCCACCTTGTCAACCGAATCGGCAATTTACCCTCCGCTTCAGGGAGGCAGTGAGGAGGTTCAAGGCGCAGATGGAAGGTAAAGTGCGTAAATACACAATACCTGAAGTTTGCCAATCCTTTGCTGGGGCAAAGCGTAAACTTTATGAAAGGGCGGCGGAGAGTCTGGTTGAGACACCGTTCCGATTAAAGGATGCTGAGCTCAAAGCGTTTGTCAAGCAGGAGAAGGTCTCGCTTGGTGAACAGAAGGATCCACGCATCATACAGGCGCGGGGGCCGAGGTATAATATCTTGGTCATGCAATACCTGCGTAGTGTTGAGCGTGAGCTAGGAAACCTTAAGCTAGTTCCCTGGGGTGTTGGGGCGACATGCAAGGGGCTTTCGTCGCATGGCAGAGCCAAGAGGTACTTGAGGATGGTAGGTCAGTTTAGTGACCCTGTGGTCATTGGACTGGATGCATCGCGTTTCGATATGCATGTGTCACAGTGGTTACTGAAGGAAGAGCACAAGCTGTATTGTGCACTCTACCCAAAGGATCGCTGGCTACCCGCACTCCTTAAGTTACAGTTGCAGAATCGGGGTATCACTATGCGTGCCCAGATGCGTTATTCAAATCCAGGGGGTCGCGCCTCTGGGGATGTTAACACATCATTAGGTAACCACGTCATAATGATGGCCTGTGCGTATGCGGCCCTGGGTGATTTACCACCTAGGACTTGGGATATGTTGTGTGATGGGGATGATTGTCTTGTCGTTTGTGAGCGTAGGATTCTGGACGCGGTGCAGGCGCGGATCGAACCGGGGTTTCTCCAGTTTGGTTTGCGTGTGGTGTGTGAGCTGCCTGTTGCTCCCTATAAGGTTGAGCATTGTCAGGCGAGGTTGTATCGACCGTGGGGTCAACAGCCTAGATTTGTGCGGAACCCAACAAAGGCCGTGGCAAATTTTGCTTCACATTATCACTGGTTGCATAATGTGACTGCTGCACGTAGGTATTTCGCCACGCTGGCATGTGCGGAGCACACGTGTCAGCCAGGGATACCTATCTTCTGGGCCATGGCAAAGAAGTACCACGAGTTTGCGTGTGGTAGCACGTGCTACGATATGCAACGTAGTATGGATTTGTCGTGGCGCGTGAGTCTTGAGGGGGGCCTCAAGGCTTACGAGGAGATTCGTCCGGATGCGAACGCTCGCATCGCTTTTGCCGAGGCGTTTGACATGTCAGTGGAGGAGCAGCTGGTTCTAGAATCAACGATTCTAAACTTAGCCTTTCCTGAGCTCCGTGGCTACCACGACGCTAACACGTCGTGGACCCATAGTCGTGGAGGCCCTGACAAGTACTGATGAATACCACATAGGAAGGCTGCCGAAGCATGGCCCTATGAAGTGTAGGTGGATGAGCGAAGCTCTGAAGGTTGCATGGATGGGGCTTTACCTCTTTTGAGGGAGGCAGTTGGGTGGTGTGGGGCTAGTCGGTGCGGCGCTATTACATCGAGGCACCAGGTGAGACCATATGCTGGAGTGAAAGGAAGACGGAGATTGGGACCGTCGCGTGACCTGCGCTTAGTAAGCGGCGTTAACGAGCCGCAACCTGGGATAAATTTGGGAGTTCATGTGAGCAGCAACAACTGAGGTTTCTGTGTTGATTTGTGTGGAGGCCGAAATTTCGCCATTCACCAGGCTGGGATAATTCGTTGTATTGCACTTCGGTCGCGAGGTGTGGTGCAATGTCACCAGTTACTGGGAGGCCGAAGCACAACAATGCTCTGCTGCGGTGTAGGGAG